TTCACCTGCCTCAGCACTCATACCTACAGCAGCAGTAAGCAATCGCTCAGTAGGAAATCCTTTCTCACGAAGTTCCATGAGACGATCGATGAAAGGTGTGTGTTCTTTACTAGGATTGGAGGTAGTGGTATTAACGAACTCAACATACTTGTTCAAATCAATAGTCATTAGAATTTAAATCCTCGAATAGTTATTATAAATGTAATTGTATTATTTGTCAATATCCAGCGCCAGTACAAAATGCAACTTTTCTTTTTATTGAACCCTTTCTAAAAGCAACAATACTATCATAAATGTGAATTGAATAAGTATCTCTGGTAAAACTATTTGGTTCAATTACTCCTCTTGAATGATCAGCATTCAAAAGATCAATAAAATTTTTTGTTCTATTAATAAAAGTCATTTCATTGAAAACATTACCACCATATTCTTCCCAATAAGCAGTATGCAAATCTTCTACCATATAAACAGAATTTGGAACCATCAATGGATAAAGAAAATCAAATGAAGAATTAATATGGTTCATTTGATGACTTCCATCATCTAAAACAATTTGAGGAACTCCAAATTCATCAATAATATTTTTTAGAAAATTGGGGTCTGACTGATCACCAATTCTAACGTGAATTCCAGGGCCTTCATGAGATTTACATTCAGGATCAATATCAATACCCACAATAGTTGCTAAAGGCCCAAAATATTTTCTCCACATTTGCAATGATCCACCATAACTTACTCCTATTTCTAAAAAAACAAAATCTTTATTTCTGTATGATGAAAAATTTTCTTCATAAGCAGGAAAATAATGTTCCCACTTATAGATGACTTTATCATTATGTGTTAAAAACTGATCCCAAAGCATAATTTATAAATTTAAAATTTGAAACCTTCAAATGTTTTTTTAGGTTTCTTTTCTTCATAATCATACTCTTCATCCTTTCCGTTGTCAAGGATATCTTGTTGAGCAGATTGTTCGCAGTCATAAAGACGCATTTTAGCACGATCAATACCAATCACAAAACGCTTATGAATGGTAGGATCATTATATCTATTTTTAAGTTGTTTAACAAGAATCTGTCCAAGTCCTTCAAGTTCTTCAGTAGAAATCAAAGCAAACATCAAGTCAGCAGTAGCAGGAAGACCAAATGATTCGGAAGTATCTGTCAATTCAACGTCAGAAGATCCATAACCAGAACGAGTTGTCTGTGTAGCACTCACAATAGGAACATTAAACTCGACAGCAAGTCCACGAAGTTCTTCTGCAATTGCCTTTACAAATGTATAAGAGTTAATACTACTATTTCCCTTATACCTACTGGAAGCACAAATGTTCAAGTAGTCAATAAAGATAATGTCGGGTTTAAATGATTTCTTAAGAGAAAGTTCATTAAGAAGAGATTTAAAGTGTCCAGCATGTGCCGAAGCAGTTGGATATTCTTTAATGATTAAAGTTCCTTGAGTTTTTTTCGCAAGGTTCGTTACTTTATTCTCAAACATTTGCTTTGGCAATTCCACAATTTCTTGAATTGGAACATTTAAGAGATTTGCGTCAATTCTTTCAGCAATACGTTCTTCTGCCATTTCCAACGTAATGTACAGAACGTTCCTCCCTTGGAGCAAGACGGAGCTAGCCACATGGCACATAAATAGAGACTTGCCGACACCCGTACCAGCAAGAGCGATGTTAAGAGTTTTGTTAGGGAGACCACCTTTCGTGATTTTGTTAAAGTATTCAAGATCAAATTCAATTTTATCCTCCTTTTTGTGATAAGATTCATAGCGTTTTTCATAGTCCTGCAGATAATCATGACCAACATGATTATCAAAACTTACTGCAAGAGCATCTTGAAGTATTGAAGGAATAGCATCCGGAGATTTCTTATCATCACCATCAGCAATATGAATAGATTCCATAAGTGCCAGATAAATGGCACGATCACGACACCATTTTTCTGTAGTATCCAATAACCACTTCTTTTCTACTACAATACTTTCAAGATGTGATACTAAATGAATTAATTTTTTAAATTGATCTTCATTTATATCTACTCTTTTTTCAATCTCAATACAAAGTATTTCTTTAGTTGGGATATTATTATATTCCAATACAAACTTTGAAATTTCTTCAAATACTATTTTCTGATCAGAATCTTCAAAATATTCATTTTTAATGAAGGGCAATACTTTTCTCAAATATTCTTCATCATGTAACAGGTTTCTAAGAATTAGAAACTCAACCTTCTCCATAACTGAATTCCTTACGTGCGATTTCGTCCAATTTCTGCATTACTTCTTCAGTAAAATATACCTCAGGTTCTTTTAGAATCTGTTTAGCATAAAGTTTTTTACCGTCAATCTCATAGCGGCCCGCTACATTTTTCCAAAGTCCGCCAATCTCACCGAGTTCAAGAAGACCATAATATCGATCAAGACCACGCTCATCATAAAACAGACGAATCTCAACATCCTTATTTTCCTTACTTAAACGCGACTTAGCAGTCTTAGCTTTGATAATATTGCCGACCACTTCTGTTCCATCTTTTTCTTTCTTTTTGCTGAGATAAATGATTGTACTTGCTGCGTATTTGAGTCCAGAACCTCCTCCCATTTCTTTAGTTGGTACGTAAGCTCCGATGACATCGTATGTATGATTTGTGACAATGAGCGGGACATTTGCTTGACCTAGTTTAAGTGTTAGCATTCGGAATGCACCTTTAATAAGTTGAGATTTAGTCATATCTCGAACTTCTTTTTCGTTCAGTGCGTCAGTAATCTCTTTAGATGTAGAAAGCATACCCAAAGAGTCTAATACAAACATACATGGTTTGCGGTCTTCTGCAGGTGCCTTTAAATACATATCTACTGCTTTAAGTGCCTTTGTGCGGAACTCCTCAATAGTAACTACATTTACAACAACCAGACGAGTAGTATCAATACCACGAGACTCTACAAGTGATTTAGTGATAGCAGCCTCAGTGTCAAAGTAGAGACAGTAACCATCGGGATTAGAATCAAGAAAATTCTTAACCACTGCGAGAGAGAAAAAAGTCTTTCCAGTAGAAGACTCTCCAGCAATAGCAGTAATCTTATTCCCAGATACACCGCCAAATATACTACCTGAAACCAGTGCATTAAAAATGTATGAGCCCGTATCAACATAAGTTTCTGTTTCGTCAATATCTGATGCAAGTTTGGTGAAGTCATCACCAATTTCTTTTACAATATCTTTAAGAAAATCCATCACTTATTTCCCTCTTCTTTTCTTTCCATATAATTCATTTTAAATGTCCAAAGTTTTTGATATAATGCAGTATCACCACCAAGTCTCATTACATTAATAATAGTATTCAGTTCTCGTTCATTAATAGGAAGTTCCATCAAGCAAAAAAGGAATCAAGGTTTACAGTTTTTTCCACAGACCACCCAATTGAATCAAGAATAATTTTGAGTGGTTCTAGAAATGCTTTCTCAAATTGTAGTTCATAGTCTATGTATCTGTCAAGATTGAGTTCCTTAGGAAACTCTTGAATGAAAGAAATCACATTCTCATGAATTGTATTTGGTTTTTTTAGATAGATAAATTTAATTTTCTCTCCATTTTGAATAAGAGAATACTTGTTTGTTAGTTTATTTTCTTTAATATAATAATTAAAAAGAAGTGCTCCTCGAACGTGAATGGGCGTTCCCTTTGTATAAATGTCAGATGAAGATTGATACTTAATAACGTCGGAAGCAGAGCGCGGAAATGAAATCTGCTCCGGGGATAAAGATTTGAATTCTTTCCGCGCATTTTCGATGAATTGAATTACTTCATCTTCAGTTCCACTCATCATCATCTTAAGTGCATCCTTAATCATCTTACGACACGGTGCTGGAGTAGAGGATTTAACTGCTTCAATTCCCATCATCTTCAGTTTAGGTTCTTCATAACGAACACCTTCACTGTCCCATACATTGAGAATATAACGTTTCTTCGCAGTCCAGATGCCACGATCAGCAATATTCTCACGCTTCATCTGCATTTTTTGATCGTATGCATTTACATATTCCGCCAGTTCTTGGTAGCAACCTTCAATATATTTTTCAAGTTCCACCTTACAGACCTTATCAAGGAACGAAACAATGCTTTCAGTAGTTTTCTTTCTTCCTTCGTATACACGTTCAACCAAAGGACCCATATTGAGATAGATAGAATCAGTATCTGAAGCAATAACATAATCAACGTCCTCCGTTTTAAGAAGTTTATTTAAGTAAACATTCATTTTTCCTTCAATCCATCGGATTGCAACTTGACCACTTAAAGTAATTGCTTCGGCATTTTCAAGTTTATAGTATCGAAAATACTGATTACCAATGGCACCATAAGCAGAATTAAGAGAGATCTTCTTTGCCATCTGAATATTATTACAGCGAGCAATCTCTTTTACCAATTCTTTGTTCTTAGTTTTTTCATACTGCTTTTTAGCGTCAATCATCTTTTCCTTAAAGATGACACGATCTTGGTACATCTTGTCCATCAATTCGGGAAGAAATCCACGAATGTCCTTACGAAACATTGCTCCATTAGCACAGACTGCATAATCCTTATACATTTCAAATGTAAGTTCTTTGTTCAGAATTTTGTCCACTGTTACAGTTGGATGCTTTTCATCAACAAGAGTTTCGGGACTTACATTAAATTGCATAATAAGGTGAGGATATAGTGAGTTAAGGTCAAAGTTCACAACCCAATCATACCTACCAGGAATAGGTTCTTTTACATATGCACCTGCATACTTTTCATTTTTTTGCGATTTATTTCTTGGCGGAATAACAATATCACTCTTCTTAAGATAATTGTAGATAATATTATCCCACATCCTTACCTGATAAAACACATCAGCATAGTTTACCTTTGCGTCATATGCCATCGTAAGTGCAAGCTCAATCAGTTTCATCTTGTCTTCCAAACGATCAACAAGTTCCACGTCAACGATGTTGTACTCAATAAACTTCTGCCATCCTTGAGTATAGAAATCCTTAAAGGTATCAAACTCACTGTGGTCAAGTTTCTTCTGTCCAAGTTCAACCTCGGCAATATAATCGAGTCGATATGATTCTTGTGCTTTATAAGTAAACTTTTTATAAAGATCCAGATAATCAAGTTGAGTTAATCCACCAACATCAAATGTCGTATGCTTACGTCCATTGATATAAGTCTCACCTTCAGTTACCAATCCCCAATTGGAAAAACGCTTCATCAGTTTCTCACCAAGAACACGACTGAGACGCTTGCAGATGTATGGAATATCATACAACTGAATATTCCAACCAGTCACAACATCAGGAACATCAACCATCCAATAGTTAATGAAGTGATTAAGAAGTTCATATTCACTTGGACAATAGTGATAAGTTACATTACTTTGCTTATTGTTAAAGGGTTTTACTCCCCATGTAATAATTTCTTTAGTCGTATAATCTTGAATAGTAATTGCAAGAATTTCTTCCGAACAAGATTCAACATCAGGGAATCCTTGTTCAGAAGCAACCTCAATATCAAGAGTTACAAGTTTGATTTTACTAATATCAAACTTGATTTCATCTTCAGGATACTTTTCAGAAATATACTGATAGATATATCGATCATTTCCATAGATCTCAAATCCATCAATCTCATCATACTTTTTATAAAACTCACGACAATCCTTAACAGTTCCAGGATTAATCGGTTCTACTGCTTCGCCACTTAATGTTTTATACTTAGAATCTTTTTTTGTTTTTACAAAAAGAGTTGGAAAGAACTCATCTCTCGTCTCAAACCTTTTACCATTTTCTACTCCACGAACCAAAAACTGATTTCCAATCAACTGAACATTAGTGTAAAAGTTTTGTGTCATTCCTTAATTAAATCCTCGTATTTTTCAAGTAGAGTTGGAGTTGGATCAGCAAGAGTAAAAATCTTATCCGAACTCATCATAAATGTATCTTGCTTTGTAATTCCCATTAAAAATGGTTCTAATGTTCGAGAAAGTCCTTCGAGTTGAGGTTCTTTTATAAGAAAAGGTTTAATTAGTTTACAGTCAGGTTCTCCTAAATCAGCACCAACTTCTTCAATCTGACTTATCAGAATTAGATTGTTCAACAGTGCTAGAATTTTGATTGTCTTTTGCATTTTGCTCAGATACCTCTACTCATTCTACCAATAAAAAAGAGAGGCGTCAACTGGATTTGGCCAGTTGCCTCTCTGTCTGCACCGACGATATTTGGGTTCGATTCTATTTATAGATAGTCTTTACGCTTGTGGTGATCAGGAACAATCTTTCTTAAGTTGACAGAGAGGAGTCCATCTTCAAAGGATACATCTGCAACTTCCGTATCGTCTGCCATTGTCCATGCTCTTTTGAAAGATCGTTGAGCCAATCCCTTATGGAGGTAGTTGGCATCAGATTCTTTATCATCCTTTTGTCCTTCGACGAATAATTTCCCATCTTGTGTATAGACATAAACCTCCTTCTTCTTAAATCCAGCAAGTGCAAGTTCAAGTCGTGATTCTACGTTGCTTACTTGAACTAAGTTATATGGGGGATAATTGGAAGTTGTTTCATGTAGATGAAATAGTCTATCAAAATATTCATCCATTCCAATGCTATTACGTGTTATCCTGTCCATTAGAGCAGGAAGATCTGATGCAGTATAACGTGCAAGGTTGGTCATTATAGTAGCTCCTTGTTAAAGCGAGTTTGTTTTGTGTGGACCCTTTCGGCATCCAATACTAATTATACAGGAAAGCATAAAAAAAGGAGGTGTTAACCTCCGTATTATTTTATTCGGTTTCTACTGCTTTTCCTTTCTTACCAATATTATACTTTTGCTCCAAAATCCAATCACCTTTGTCCTTATATGCAAGAACCTTAATTTGATTGAGTGGTGCAATATCGGTCACAGAGTCTTCTTTAACAACTGTAATCAGTCCCCAGTCGGCAAGAAGTCGGACGATACGATTGCGACGTTGTACATCATTCACAGTAAGATTTGCGTGCTTACCATCAAGTGCAAACAGTTCTTTAAAGTGAACGATGAAATATCTACCTTGCTTATGAAGAATATGACAAGATTGATAAAGTTTTTTCTCCTTTCTCGATGCAACTCCGATGCGCGTCAAAGTTTCACGAACTTTCAGAAAGTCATCAGGTTCATTAAGAATTACTTCTACCATTTGGTCCTGAGACCATTCAACAGTAGGTTCTACCGTAGTAGTCATTTTGTTCCTCCAATATCAAGTCGTTGTTTAATGAAAGTAAGTTGTTCTTGTGTCAGGATTTTCAATGCTTGAGATGCTTTTTCATTACTATAACCATAGTATTGTTTTACACATTCTAAGTCTTTGACTTTATCCTTTCGGAGCCAGGGAGAAAATCTCTTCCGTTTCCTAAGAGTATTTAGATAAAAAGAATATTGCATATCTTTGTCAAGTTGATGATACATATTCATTTCATTTGCATACATCACACAATCAATATGTCCAGATAGACAACGATTAATAATATATGGAGGATAAGAAGAAATGTCTTCAGACAAATCTTCCTTCGTAAAGTTAATTGAGTTCAACCAGTCCTTCAGTTCGTAAGTCATCGTATAATTTGAATGTCATCATCATCTGTCCAGAGTTCGACTTTTGTTCTGAACCTATTTTCTTGTTTCAATTTTTCATAACGCTTGATTGCCTTCTTCTTCCACCAAGAAACAATATTTTCTAAATAAAACTTATCCCAGTTTGGACCACGGACAAGTTCTTCCTGTTCACCAAGAATTACTTCACGGACATTTGAATATCCATACTCACAGATATAAGATCTTTTCTTTTGAGTGAGAGCAAATGCAGCATTAATTACTTCATTAAACTTAGCAAGTTTTTCTTTATCTTGAAGAGAATTTCTAATAATAGAAATCATCTTTGTCTGCCTCTTCATCTTTTTTGATGATGCTTTATTATCAGTAAGAGGAGTATTGTTATTAAGAAGAGTAAATCTATCATGCAGAGTGTGAAATGCTTCTTCGTGAAGAAGAGGTAGAAACTTACTTTCCGTTAGACCTTTATATCTCATAAATGGTTTTAAACCATCATACTGAGATGCATCTGTTGTAGATCCATAAAGAGATGTAGTTTCAAACAAAGCAATATCTTTCTCAAATACTTTATTGAGAGTTTCTCTTGCATAATGAGAGCAACAAAGAAGTGCAAGAAGTTTTCCACCAAGATAGTTATATCCAAATGGTTGAGATGGAACAATTACAAAACCCATCGCAGCGTGGCGATTGAAAATTGAAAGATTAGGAACTTTACCTAACCATTCATTTCTTGGTTTTGAATTAATAGTAGGAGATCCAAAACGAATAAAACCAAGAACTTTTCTAGTGTTCTTTTCAAACACCATCCAACGAAGTTCTCTTCCAGGGATATTAGACTCGTTATTATGAGAAGAAACTGCTCTCAAAAGAGTATTGTAATGTTCTTGAGGTAGAGATTGTTGAAACCTATCACCAATGAACTTAATATCAAACTCCATATCTTCAGGATGAATATCTTCATTGAAAAATTCACTATGAAGTGGTGCAAGTGTATTAGTTCCACGAATAACTTCTTTCTTCACAAAACGCAGATAGTCTTCAATATTTCCCATCTGAGAGAAATACTTAATAAATTCATCTGCAGCCCACTGAGCATCTTGTTCAGAAATAATCATTATCAAACAATCAATTTTTTACTTGGAGATTTAATTATAGAGAACATTTGTTCATATTGTTCCACAACTTGTTCTTGTGCCTCAGAAATATAAACAACATATTTCTTAGAAACTTCTAAATCTATATCTTTATCCTTTAGAAGAGGAGACCAAGGAGCAAATCCCATTTGATTTCCTCCTGTAGGAATAGCAACAATTGGGTTGCGAATAACAATAGTATCTCCTAAATCTCCAACTTGGTCTGCGATAACATCTTCACCAGACCACATACGAATTAGTTTTACATTCATTTGAATTCAACCTCAACCATAATTTCAGTAAGAGCAGCAAGTAAATTAATCTCTTGGTCGGCACAAAAGGCAATTTGATATTGGTATTTAGCTATGATTAAAACTGCTGCTGGAATAGATGCAGGAACCAATGCTTCATAAAGTGCATCGTAAACTCTACGAAGAATTACAGAAGAGTCATTATCCAAATTAGAAGTGACCCACTTACGGACTTCAGTAAAGTTTTTATCTTTTAAATATTTGATAAGATCATTTACCGATACATCGGAGAAAGAAGCAAGAATACCAGAGTCAATCTTACCGCCAGTAGAGTATCTCTGGATTTCATTTAGAACTCTTCGGAAATCAGGGAAATGTTTTGATACCAATTCCGCAACGACTTTTTGATCGTACTCAATTTTTTCCTCATCCAAGATTTGCTGAAGTCGCTTAAAGAAATTCCCAGCAAGTTGTGCTCTTTGCTTTCCTTTGATTGTAAAGTCAATGACTGCACATCGAGAGTGAAGAGGTTCAATGATTTTGTTTTTGTAGTTGCAGGTGAAGATGAATCGGCAGTTGTTATAAAATGCCTCAATATTCGCCCGTAGTAGGAGTTGTACGTCGTTGCCCGTGTTGTCAGCTTCATCGATGATGATGACTTTATGTTTAGAAGATCCCGTAAGTGAGACGGTCGAAGCGAAGTTCTTTGCTTGGTTCCGTACAGTATCCAGGAAACGCCCTTCGTCGGATCCGTTGATGACATAAAAATCTGCCTCCAATTCGTTACATAGTGCCTTTGCAATGGTTGTTTTACCAATACCTGGAGGACCTGCAAGAAGGAGATTCGGAATCTCACCCTTCTCTACAAACTCCTTAAATGTTTTTTTAGTTTCATCAGGAAGAATACAGTCATTAATAACTTGCGGTCTGTATTTTTCGGTCAGAAGAAATTCACTTGCCATGATTTAGTTCTTTTTTTATTGAGTAAAGATTATCAAGATGTTTTTGATTTACTATAATTTCTTTATCTATCTCCTCAATATCTGCATCATTCATTTTACCAAAAGGAGAATACTTATCAAAATATTCTTTATTATCTTTTACTGATTTATAACTCTCAAGTTCTCCTGAAATTAATTCAATACACTTATCAATAGTTTCAAGTTTATTCATAGTTTATTTTATCCAATCAGGTTTTCTTTCTGGCATACGAAGATAGTTTTCAGACACCCAAGGTTTGGATGCGATATACCTTTTATATGCTTCAAATGTATCAATAGTATCGTCAGATTTCCATTCGTCAGGCATAGCACGAGCAAATGGAGTCACTTCTGTAATCTTACCTTTTGGAAACAAGTAATATGCGTCCACAAGAGTTTTGTAACAGGAGTGAGTTTTATTATACCGCAGGCAGTATTCATCAGACAAGTTCAGTCCCCACTTGATTAACCAGTAGGCATTATGGATACTTTCCATTGCCCACTTAGTACAGGGATGATTGCGGAATGCTCCCTTTTCGGTCTTGTAGGGGGTTCCATCTGCCTTAGGGAGAGTGCCATATCCATGCCCCCACTTCTCTGATGCCACGATAGAGAGCATCTGGCAGCACTCTAGGGGCATCTTGACAACGTGTTTGTCTGGGAGACAAATGGCACTCTCAGCAGGCCAAGGGGAAGTGACAAAGATGTTCATCAACCAAAAGTAGAATCAGGTTCCAGAGCAACATGATAAGTCACATCAAAGGAAGTATTCTTAAATCGTGACAGAAGTTTACTTGAGATGACTACCTCATAATTTCCAGGAAGAATCTTAATATTCTCTACTTTGAAGTTAAATGAGAACACTTCATCAGTTTCACCAACAACCACAGAGAAATCGTTAGAGGTATCGTTCTTCTTATCACGAACAACGAGTTTCACAACACCTGCTTCACCAACCACAGACAAGTCAGGAAGTTGATAAACAGCAGCAGCCTTAAGCAATTTATCAAGTTCTTTGGTATCAAGAAGGAAACAAACATCTTCAGAAGGAAGATTGATTTCTTTGTCGGGAGGAGTAATGATTACACTAGGATCAGCAAAGAAATACTTAGAACGAGACCTACCTTCTTTGATGACAACATAACCATCGTTCTGGAAATCTAGTTCAGCATTCTGATGAAGATTCAAACCATTCAAAAACTGATTCAAATCATAAATTCCAAAGTCTTTAGGAAGTTCTTCTTCAATCTTTGCCTCTGCAAGAATATTTTTCATTACAGAAATTGTTCGAAGAGTATTTCCTTCCTTAAAAAGGATAGATTGATTAATAGAAGAAAAGTTTTTAAGAAGAGTCAGAGTTTTGTCGGAGAGTTTCATAGTTTTATCTTGAAGTTTCATAATCAACGGAATTCTGTAAGACCATTATTGGTTCGAGAATAATGTCCATCAAAATGGAGAAGAAGCATAGCATAATGAATGACTTTCATTAAATCACGCTTATTACGACCATCTTTGTCACCATAACGACTTCCATATTTCAGGATATTTGCTTGGCAGAAACCAGGAGCAAGGTCTTTTGCTGCCATCAGATCGATTGTTTGAATATCTTTATAGTCTTCATTGTGACCACAATAGTGACTTCCGTAAGTGCTTGTCACATATTCCTGAATATCTTTCAGGATTTTATCTTCATTGTATTTCCAAAGATGATTAGTGTGTTCAGTCATACTCACAGGTTTTTTTTCAATTTCAATCATATCATTTGAATTAATTGACATTGAGTATTCAATGTAATTGCGTTCGTCTTCTGGTCCAAACATAATAAAAGAGGAGATAGTTTTACCTCCTCATATTATATCAGTTTACTTGCTTGTCGTCAATATATTCTACAGTCAATTCAGGATCAGTAGAAGGCATCTGGAAGTCAGCATCCACTTTGTCATAAAGTTCAAGAAATGCCTGTTTGGTTTCGTCATCGAAACGATTCACGCAAACTTGGATTGCCTTTGCTTTATCTTGGAAAATGCTGTAAGCACGGATGATGTGAACCAGACGGCGGGTGCTGATGATTTCCTCAATACCACCATCGTAGAAGGTCTTGCGGATAATATCGCTCCAATCAACCAATCGCTTGCAGAAGTCGCGGTCTTCTACACCAAGATCCAGAGCAACCCCTTCCAGGATCTTCTGCTCGGTAGAGGGGTTGGGATAAGACTGCTCAAAGGTCACAGGGAAACGCTCTAGGAATGCCTCATTGAGCACATTGGTGCCGATGAAGCGCCCATCATCACTACCCTTACCTTTGGTGTTTGCGGTGGCAATTACGTTGAATCCAGCAGCAGGTTTTACCCAGCGACCGATCTTCTTTAGGAAGACTCCCTTACCTTCTAGAATAGATTGGAGGCAGAGGATTTTGTTGGAAGCAAGGTCGATTTCGTCAAGGAGAAGAATTGCTCCTCGTTCGAGTGCTTCGATGACGGGACCATTATGCCATGCAGTGTTCCCATCAACAAGCCTAAAACCACCGATAAGATCATCTTCATCAGTCTCAATCGTAATATTTACACGAATCAGTTCACGCTTAAGTTGAGCACACGCTTGCTCCACAGAGAACGTTTTACCATTACCCGAAAGACCCGTAATGAACGTAGGATAGAAAAGACGGGACTGAATAATTTTTTTAACATCAGTAAAATTACCAAACTTGACGAAGGTATCATCTTTTTCTGGGATAAGATTTTGCTCTACTGGAGGAACCACAGCAGGTGCCTGGAAAGTACGTTCAATTTCTTCCACTTTTTGCTGAGTCACTTCAAGATTCCATTTACCACGACCAACCTTAAACTGATCCAGTTTCTTAGTAACAGTTTGATAGTTGGAATCATTTAGAGCACACCACGCACGAATATCAGCACCAGTCACGGTGTTGCCGTAGAGTGCTTGAAGAGAAGTGCGGATGTAGTCAGAAGAGAGTGCCATGTGTGTTTCGTTTCAACCTAGTCATTATAAAAGAAAAAGGGGGTCGCAAGGACCCCCAGTGGTCAGTTCGCCAACTGGTTCTTGAGTTCCTCAAGGTAGTCAGCACTAGCAATATGTCCTGTATATCCAGGATAATATTTTTTCACAAGTGCTGGAATGCCCATAGCAGTTGTGCTGCTATTACATTTAATCCATACTTCTTTTGTGTCATATTTAACGACGTGCTCAAGTGGAAATTTAGTTTTCATGTTCCTCATATGTAAATGTTTTGTTCTTCACTTTAGTATCAAACTCTCCAGTTTTGCCTGGGTTCATTTTACCAACTTTAACACGCTTACCTTCACCTGGCCAAGATTTATTAGTTCCAACCAGTTGAGCACCACCTTTTGGTTTCTTTTGAATCAAGACAGAATCCTGATTATATTTCTTACCAAGTTTAGTAATTGCTTTCTTAAACTTTCTCTTACCCATCTTACCAGAAGAAACTACATGTGATTTCTCACCTACCTTTTTCTCCTTATCAGTTCCTGGGTTTTCAGTATATCTACCAGATACTTTAGTAGGTCCTGGAAGACCAGCACCTCTAATATCCTTTTCTAGTTGCTTTGAGCGTGCTTTGTTTTCTTTCTTTGATTTATCACCTCTTTGGGCAGACATGATTGCCATGCCACCCTTCTCTGATTTTGAGCGAACTCTATTCAGAGAAGTTTCACTCAAATCATACTCTTCAGAGGTTGCTGCTTTACCACTATACTTCTTTCCAGCATTCTTTTTAGCATCACTATTAATCTTATTAATAATTAGAGCTTGCTTGAGTTTCATTCTCTTACTTAAAGCAGGAGGATTACCCAAAGCATTTGCCATGGTCATTCCAATACCTTCCTCAATCTCATCCTCCTCTTTCAGTTTCTTTACTTTGAGAGCAAGTCTCTTTCTAGTTACTGATGGGTCCTCACCATAACGGTCTTTATCGGATTTTGATTTAGAATCCGATTGAGATTTTTGGGTTACTGGAGTAATCATATGGATTTCCTCCAGATGACTATAGGCTTCGGTGGTAAATTGTTGGAAAGTCTTCATGCTACCAAAGAGATAAATTCTCCTAATACTTTTTTATTTAGTTTTTTAGTCTTCAGAGATTTGACAAACGCAGATTTGATTTGAGACTTAGTGGCATCTTCAGCAACTTCAAACTCAGTATCTTGAGAAAGTGCTGTAGCAGAAAGACCAAAGTAAGCATCATAACCAGAGTTGGTGATAGTAAAACTCTTTAGTTTCTTCCAATCACTCTGGATTTTCTCATATTGCTTATCAAGTTGAGAATGATAAAGTTGAATAAAACGATGAGCATAACGGCTTTCAAGAACACGAATACCAATGAAGTTCATAGAAGAAAACTTATCCTTCAGGTTCTTAAGCAGTGTATCGGTGAAACAATGATATCCATAATCAACATTATAAGTGGTTCCAAGTTTACGATCACGCAAGAAAGTAGATCCAGAATAGACATATCCAGTTCCAAGAACAGGATCTTTTGAATAAGAACGACGAACTTCTTTGTGATAGACAAGTTGGTTCGCTTCACCATCAGTTAGAACAATACACTGAACTTTCTGGAGTTTGTTTTCTTTCTGGAACTTGGGAAGAATTTGATGAAGTGCAATAAGAGCTTCATTCAGAGGAGTTCCCGAAAGACACATACGGTTGGAGTACGTGTAAGGAGAACTATAAGTCCTACCAAAGCAATAAGCAAGACGCCAGATGTTAAGTAGTTGATGCTCCAGTTCCTTACCAGAAACTTTACTTGTGAGAATATTCATCATAGAAAAAGTTTCATCTACAACCAGCAAACTTT